CCGTAGATTAGGTTATCCTATTGTAGATATAGAATTACAAAATCTTAATTTTTATGCTGCATTAGAAGAAGCAGTAACTATATATGCTAATGAATTATATGGTTATAAAGTTAGAGATAATTATTTAACTTTAGAAGGTGCAGATGCATCTAAAATGGATATTGAAAGTACAGTAGTTGTTCCTAACTTAGGTAGAATTATTCAAATGGCTGAACAATATGGTGTTGAAGCCGGAACTGGGGGAAATGTAGATTGGCATAAAGGATCCGTTCAATTAACAGCATCTGTACAAGATTATAATTTAGAAGAATGGGCAAAAGTTAATATCCCCCATTATAAAAAGCATGATATTGAAATTATGAGGGTATATTATGAATCCCCTCCGGCAATAGTAAAATTCTTTGATCCTTATGTAGGTACTGGAATGGGCGCTATGAATATGATGGATAGTTTTGGTTTTGGTGATTATTCCCCAGCAATTAACTTTGTATTAATGCCTTTAAATTATGACTTACAGGTAATTCAACAAATAGAGATGAGTGATACTATTAGAAGATCTAATTATTCATTTGAAATGCATAACAACCATTTAAGAATATTCCCTATTCCAGATGGAACTGTAAAAGAAATGTATTTTGAATATATTTTAGGCACAGAACGCTCAGATGCTTCATTTGTAGTAGGAGAAAGTAGTACTATTTCTAACATTTATGATGTTCCTTATACTAATCCTAACTATGATGATATTAATTCAATAGGTAGAAGTTGGATATTTGAGTATGCTTTAGCATTATGTAAGGAAATGTTAGGATATATACGTGGTAAATACCAAACAGTCCCAATCCCAGGAGATACAGTTACATTAAACCAGGGAGATTTAATCACGGCTGCTACAAATGAAAAAGAAAGATTAATTGATAGATTAAGAGCTTATTTAGGAGAAACCTCAAGAGAAAAATTATTGGAAAGAAGAGCGGCTGAAAGTAAATTCATTCAAGATGAATTAGCTAATGTTCCATTCCCAATTTATATAGGATAAAATATGGCATTATTTGGAGGCGCAAGAGATATAAGTCTATTTAGACACGTAAATAGAGAACTAATGGGTGATATAATCACCCAACAGTGTGCTTTCTACAAATACAAAATAGAAGAAACTAAAGTTAACCTTTATGGGGAATCCGCAGAGGAAAAATACTATATGGGTCCTGTTTTATTAAACTGTTTAGTAGAAAGAAAGAATCAAGAATATCCTGAAACTGATTTAGGTACAGATTTTAGTTGGGGTGCTACTTTTAAATTCCTTAGAGACGATTTACTAACAGCTGGTGAAGATTTTAACAAAAACTTTGCTCCTGAAGATCATAACTATGGAGCAGATTTGGTACCTGAAGTAGGAGATATTATATTATATCAAGAAGGATACTATGAAGTAGATAATATTATAGCTAACCAATACTTTATGGGTAAAAATCCTGATTATCCTAATCAACCTGGAAATTGGAATCCAGATTTACAAGATTTTGGGAGTAACATCTCAATAATTTGTGAAGCACATTATATTCCAGCAGATAAAGTAGGTATAACTCAAGAAAGATATATATAAATGGCAGAAAAAGGAAAAATACCAACCCCAAAGACTCAAAGAGAATTATTAAATTCTCAAATAAATCCATATAACCCACCCGCGGGTTCTGTTGGATATTCAGGTACTGGTAATCCTAATCCTAACCCAGAGTTTAATAGAGGTGAACAAACTTCATTTAGAAATGATACTGTTAAACCTTTTACTTTAGGTTTTAAAGAAATTGATGAAGCCATCATATATTATATGGATAATGTAATTAAACCTACAGTCCAACAAAATGGTGTAGTGCAAAAAGTTCCTTTTGTTTATGGTTCTCCTGAAAGGTGGAAGCAAGTTCAAAAGGATGGGTATTATAGAGATTTAAAAGGAAAAATAATGATGCCTATCATTACTTTTAAAAGAAATAACATTGAAAAAGTTAGAAGTTTAGCTAATAAGTTAGATGCTAACAATCCTAACAATCTTCAAATATTTACTAAATCATACTCTCAACAAAATACTTATGATAATTTTAACATATTAAATAATCAAGTCCCTACTAAGCAAAACTATGCTGTAGTAATGCCTGATTATGTAAATATTACATATGATTTTATTATTTCTACATATTATATTGAACAACTAAATAAAATTATAGAAGCTGTTAATTATGCATCTGATAGTTACTGGGGTAATCCAGAACGCTTTCAATTCAAATCCACAATAAATAATTTTGCAACCCCTGTAGAATTAGTTACAGGAGGTGAAAGGATAGTTAAATCAACCTTTAGTTTGAAATTATATGGATATATAGTTCCAGATACTATTCAAAAAGAAATGACTTCTATTAAAAAATTCAATTCTAAGGCCCAAATTAAATTTAACTTAGAAACAACATCACAAATAGGTGGTAATATTTCCAACAATTTTACACCCAATAACCAACCTGAAATTGAAAGTGATAATAACCCATCAACATTTACAGAAACATGAGTATTATATTAAGACAAAATAAAGGCTCGGAATTAACTTTTAATGAAGTAGATGGAAATTTTTCATCTCTCTTCTATTCAAGTTCATTAGCAGGTAATGTAGTTAATTTCTTCTACACTGGTAGTAATCCACCTATATCCCAAAGTATAGATTTAAGCAATATGCCGGGTATTGGGGGTGTTCAAGTATATTATACAGGCTCCCAAGTAAACTATGCCCAATCTTTCTATTTTGTAGGGGGAGGAGTAGATGTAACTTCTCTTGTTGGTGGAGGGGTTCAAATAAATATTCCTGAAGCTGACTCAGCAGGTGGATCAGATCAAGATGTACAATTTGCAACCGGTTCAGGTTCAAACATTGCTCTATCAGGATCTAATAATTTTACATTTGATTATAATACCCAAAATTTAAAATTAACAGGTTCCCTTGATTTAAAAGGAACAGATCCTTTTACAATTGATACACTTACTGAAAGAGCAGATTTACTTACAGTAGCAACCTATGACACATCTACTGGACAGATACAATATAGAACTCTACCAGGAGCAGGAGGAGGATCAGGAACAAGTGGTACATCTGGTACTGCGGGTTCAGCAGGAACTTCAGGTAATTCAGGTACATCAGGTACAGCAGGTACTTCAGGAACAAGTGGAACCTCAGGTTTAATAGGAACTTCAGGTAAAACAGGTACTGCAGGTACAAGTGGTTTATCAGGTACTGCAGGTACAAGTGGTTTATCAGGTACTGCAGGTACAAGTGGTTTATCAGGTACTTCAGGTACTTTTGGTACAAATGCCCAATCTGGATTATCAAGAACTTCTGGTACTTCAGGTTCATCTGGTACTGTAGGTTTCTCAGGAGAGAATGGATCTTCAGGTACATCAGGTAAAAATGGTACCTCAGGAACAACAGGTACTTCAGGAACTAGTGGTACTGGTACGTCAGGTATTTCTGGTGTAAATGGATCATCAGGTACTAGTGGTAATTCAGGTACAACAGGTACAAACGGTACTTCAGGTACATCAGGTACAACGGGTTCAGCTGGTACTTCAGGTGATACTGGTACTTCTGGAGCGAATGGAGAAGGAGGTACTTCGGGTACTTCAGGTACAAGTGGTACTTCAGGAACAACAGGTTCCTCAGGAACCTCAGGTGCAGATGGTGCCTCAGGTATAAGTGGTACAGCAGGTTCTTCAGGAACTTCAGGTATAGATGGAGGTTCGGGAACATCAGGTTTAAGTGGTACTTCAGGTACAGCCGGCTCTTCAGGCTCATCAGGTACAAGTGGTACTTCAGGAACAACAGGTTCTTCAGGAACTAGTGGTACGGCAGGTGATAGTGGAGCTTCTGCAGTTAGCGGAACTTCAGGATCAAGTGGTACTTCAGGACAAGATGGAGCATCAGGTACAAGCGGTTTATCTGGTACTTCAGGTACAACAGGATCTACAGGTACTAGTGGTACAGGTGCTTCAGGTACTTCAGGATTTAGTGGTACTTCAGGAACAACAGGTTCTTCAGGAACT